CATATTAAAATATAATAGCTTCTTACAAAATACGAGGGCAAATAAGGGCGAGTGCAAAATAATGCATGGAAATTTAATGATTATTAGAGAAAAATTAAAGGACGTAATAGAATCGATAAGTAGTTTTCATACATGGTTAGTAAGAGAATGTGATGATATTTAAAGGCCTCTTGCCCATTTTTGTCTTTGTAGCTGTTGCCATATTGACAATGTTCGCCCTGTTGAGTGGAGCTCATATGTTATGTATGCGAGGGATCAAAATTAATAATATTACCATTACAAGTCCTCACCCCAAAAAATACTGTGATGAAGAAATGGATGATGATGACGATGAAATGGCAACGGGATTTACTTATGGAGCAATAGCTTATATCATGGCTGCAAATCGCTAATTTGGAGAGATCTAATGAAATTTAAAATACCAACTAGTATGTTCAATGAGATATCTGAAACTTCGTGGTTAGAGGGTAACATTTTCTATTCTTATAAAAACATGGCTTGGTGTGCAGAAGTCACGATTGGAGACATGCGAGGACTCGGATTTTTTGAGAATGATGAAGATGTTTATAGAATGATCACTTGGATACCCAAACATTTGCTTAAAGAGATGAAGGAAGTACAATGCAAAGAAAAACGCTATATTCATATTAATATTCCTCGCGAAATCGTTTTAAGCTGGTTAAAACTTGAAGAGATTAATTAAAAATGATGCAATTTGCGTTATCTCCAAAAATGTTTAATGAACTATCTGATATGACAGAGATAAAGGGATATATATACTATTCGACTCTCTTGGCAGATTGGGCAGCTTGTATCTCTATAGACGATAGAGAAGTATGTGGCCATTTTGAATATAACGAAGATGTTTATAGGCTTCTACATTGGATTCCTACGCGCGTACTGAAAGAAATGGAAGAAAATGGGTCCCCTCACATTCAATTACCGCGCGAACTCATTGTAAATCAGCTAATCTGTGAGAGAAAGTGTAGAAATGATTAAATTTAAAATACCATCAGAATTACGCAATTTCATAAACTCATCTTCTCATCTTGGAGGTACCATTTTTTATGACTTCAAAAGAATGGTTTGGTGTTGTGAAATTTTATTTTCGCCTATTTTATCTGATAAATATGCAACCAGATTTGAAAGGGAAACGTATAAAGGGGTGGCTTTTATTGAAACAGATGAAGAAGTTTTTGACATATTAGAGTGGATAAAACCCGACTTGATCGTAGAGGCAAAATATCAAGAAAAATGTCCCGTGCATTTCAACTTACCCATAGATGCTATTATAAAATTGCTTGCTTCTGAATAGGAAATAATATATCCTGTTCATAAGATTAGTGTCTCCTAATCTTAGCTGATGGGCTGTCGGGTTTTTTGTTCTTACGTCGCGGTTAAACAAATCCTCGGCAGCCTTTTTTGTTCCTATCGTCTAGTGGTTAGGACACCGGTGAGCCTTCTCACTCCAGGGAAAAGGCTTATTGGAGACAGTAGTTCAAATCTGCTTAGGGACGCTTGACATCGATCCAGAAATAATATATCTTATTCTTTGGAGTATGAGTCTTGAGAGGCCATTAACCCGACGGGGTATGGTGTACGAGCCGTGGAAACTATTCACCTCCGGTCGTTATCGAGCCGATCGAATGGGGTTGCAGGCCCGCAATGCATTGTTGGGGTAGACTTAATTGTCGCGAGTAATAGAAAACAAACGGATCTTACTCAAGGGTATTACTAACCATACTCCTTTAATTTATTCCAAAATCATATATCGTCCACTCTCGTATTGTTTCTATCTCAAGCGCTTTCAAGTATTCTTCTCTCTTTTGGATGTAAAGATCTTTCTTTTCAAAGGGTATGTACTCTATAGGAATAGCATGCATTTCTTCTATGCGGGCAGCAACAAAATCCTCAAAAATGATATTGTGGCGCTGAAATTTGAAGATTTCTTCGATTGAGTGAAAGGGCCCACATTTTAAAAACAAGACCATCATCTCAGAGAACGCGGCTGGAGGCGGTCTAAAACGTCGTGGCCGGGTGATCACAAATGGACAATACCAATGGTTAAGTATCTGCTGGAAATAGAGATGATAGAAAGGTTCCAGGCGTTTGTGATCATTCAGAGGGTCAACTTGATCAAATATGCTCTGTTTATACTTCTGAGGTCTGTTCATTTTATGCTCTCGCGTCGGTGGCTGACAGGATAGAAACGTCTTCTTACTTTTGTAATGTTTTTTAGAGTCCTTCGGGTAGCAGGAAATCCAATTAGTCTCTAACAACTTCTGAAGAGCAGATTTTTTATGTTTCATAGAAACTCCTAATAAGTGACATGGACAAATTCTTCTTCTTTGACAAATAAAAGCCCCACTCTCATTCTGCCTCTTTTGAGCTTATCTCCATTCTTGATAGCAATAGTGATACTAGAATGAACGGGAGGGACTGTCAGATGTAAATCCCAAGTAAAAACATGGGATACTAAATCAACCAGGCCTGAATGATCAGAAGGGCTAAAAGAATAGAAAATTTCTGGCTGTGGTAGCAAAGGACATTTAACAATAAAATCAAATTCTAAGGGACAAGAATAGCAATCGAAAGGTTGATCACCTTGTAAATATATGTTGACAATTTCTTTGTAATAATAGGCAGCAAATTCAGTGGTGGGACAAATAACATAGGATTCGTAATAGTCAGTCTGAGTATCTATTAAGATGCTCTGACTATCATATTCACAAAGCGGTTCACAGTCTTTGACAACAAAATTGATATGGCCATTCTTGTCATAGAGGGCCCTGGGATTAATATAATTTTCACGTTTCATAATCTCTCCAGTCGTACGGGAAAGTCGTACAACTGTACGAAATGACCGTACAGTTGAAAATGTCATATTAGCATTATTTTTTCTAGAATGTCAATCCTGGCGTGACCTGCGCTTGCATCGAATCCTAAAAAGTGTATATTCGAAAAATAAGTAATCTTTTTACCTAATAAGGAGGGATTATGGCGAAGAAATTTATCCAGCAAGCCATTAAAAAACCCGGCGCTCTTAGAGCATCCCTTGGCATCAAAAAAGGCAAAACCATCCCAAAAGATATGTTAGCCAAAGCGGCTAAGAAAAAAGGAAAGATGGGCCAAAGAGCAAGATTTGCACAAACCTTGGCAAAATTGAGGAGCAAATAGTGCCTTTCAAAAGCCAGAAACAGAGAGCCTATCTCTATGCCACGCATCCTAAGATAGCGGCTGAATTCGAAGCCAAGACGTCAAAGGGCAAAAAATTGCCAGTTCGTGTTGGCACAAAAAAGACCACCAGAAAGAAGAGGAGATTTAAATCATGAAGCAGTTAGTGATTGGACGGGATCCGACCTCAGTCGCCCTTTATTCCAAAGAATTGACAGATGCGGGCTACGATGCCCGAATTGCGGCTGGCGTAGATACCTCTGTAGCAGTCCCGAGTGCTGCCTTATTTTGCATTGTGACAGCTGATGAGTCGATCTATGTAAGCTCCGCTGCCATCACTTTGCCCACACTGGGCGCGGGATTCGGCGCACAGAACGCCGAACTGAACCCACCAATGATCACACTCTCTGGCGAAACGGCGCTTCATGTCATTTGCAGATCAGATTCAGATGTGTCGATAGCTTTTTACAGATAAGGATGTATGACCACTGAGGCTTTCTACAAGATGAAACCACTCATGGATCTATATAAGTCAGGCAATTCAAAGACGTTCCGTCCAGAAGGCCTTCCTGATATGGCTCTGTGGCTGGACGTCGTTGATTCTCCTATCACCCAGGATGAGGATCACTATGTCTCAGTGTGGGAGGATATCTCCGGTAATAATCGGCATGCTGTACAAGAAAACTACAGCCAGCAGTTTCGCTTAGGAGTCAAAAAGACGCCCAACAACATCGATATGATGTCGGCGGCGGATGAGACCTTGATGAATGTAGATCTCTCATTTTTGACCGATAGCAGCTTTTCGATGTATTTCGTAACAGGGCATGAAGGGGTCACACCCCCTCCCCAGAACTATTTTATTGGGACTGGCAATGGTTATCCGCAAACACGTCGAATGCTCCGCGCCGGTTATTACACACCGGTCTATATTTTTACTGGCGTAGGACCCACTGATGGGGTTTTTACTTCTATTCCTTCAACAACAGGAGCGCTATACAAATATCAAATTTGGCATTTCAACTTTGAAAACGGAGTGACCAAGAGTGCCTTATTTTATCAAGATGGCGCTGAATACAGCGAAAATTTGAAAGCAGGTGATCCTACAATGGGAATGTTAGAGGCCGCGAATGGAGTCATTGGATGTGGATATACGAGTGCAGGAACACCTTCGTATTACTGGAAAGGAGAGATTGCAGCTATGCTCATTTATAGTTCATCACACTCGGACGCTGAACGTGCTCAAGTTTTGAACTATCTTATTTCACGATTTGGATTATAGGGGAGAGAGATGGGAGCATTCAGATCCTTTTATCGGTTGAGGCCATACACAGTCTATGACAATGAGATAGATATACATCATGGCTATCCACCAATTGAATCTGGTGAGATTTTACAAGAATCAGGTTATCGACTTTTAACCGAAGACGGTAACTTTCTTGCCTTAGAAGAGGGGAATTAAAATGGCAGCAATAGACGAAAGAATATCAGGCTTAGATGCCTTAACAACGCCAGCCAGTGCCGACTTGCTGGCTATTGTAGACGATCCTGCGGGTACACCTGTTACAAAAAAGATTGAATATTCCAATCTTGTACCTGATTTAACGACTGAGATTACAGCCTTATCTGAGCTGGCCTCTGCAGCCAGTGGGGACTTCCTTCCCATTCTGGATATAAGCGGTACGCCAGCGGCTAAGAAGATTACTTATACCAATCTATTGGGGTCTATCGATTTTACGAGTCTGACGACAGATATTAATACCACCCTGTCTACAGCAGGTTCTACTCGGACCATCAGCTCTGAGCATTCAGATGATACCAATGCTGCTTCTGATGCCACACTGGTCGCAGAGACAGGAGGCACCTCGGGAGGCGATCCCTATGTGAAGATGACCATCGGAACAGCCCGCAGCTTTGTGGTGGGTCCTGACAACTCAGATAGCGATATCCTAAAGATCAACACCACCAACTCCGCTACCTTGACACCGTCAAGTGGCACCGAGCTATGGAATATGACAGTGGATGGTGAACGGTTGATGCCGCTTCAGCCCTGCTTTGCAGCTTATATGCCAACACCTATCGCCAATGTGACAGGTGATGATACGACGTATACGGTGGCCTGTTCGACAGAGCGGATTGATACGACCAGTGATTACAATACGAGCACCTACACCTTCACAGCGCCTATCACAGGACGTTATCTCTTGATGGGACAGTGTGAGTATCAAGATATTGTGGATCAAAGTCGCTTTCTGACACAGGTCGTCACATCTAATTTCACGTGGGAAGCCCGTGCAAGCTATAACGCAGATGCTGATGATGACTACATGGGCACCGTCTGTATCATCGCGGATATGGATGCTTCAGATACGGCTTATTTAACCATGGCGGCAGGGGGCGGCGCATCAGGGAAAGTCGTCGATGTAAACCGCGCCCATTTTTGTGGATTCTTATTGTCTTAAGGGGGATAAACATGACAATTTCAGTCAAAGTCAATGATAAAGAGGTTTTACAGGTGTCAGATGCTGACATCGCTCTGCTTGGGAGTGAGCTCTTGGCAGATGTCTTAGATGACGTCGAGCGACGCGTGGCTTGGATTATGAATCACAAGCTTGAGCAAACATTCAGGCGGTTTAAAGAGAAATGGGAGCCAGTCCTGGTCGCAGAAGGCGCTCAGACCATCCCAGCTCAGAGAGCGGATTTCGTGAATCTAATCGTGGCACGTCCTGATTATAAGACACGTGCACAGATTGAAGCTGAGATTGCAGCAAGAGATTAATGAAATCGATTAGAACAGAACTTGCAGAGATCAGAGAGCAGTTAAATCTTCTCGCGAAGAGAACTGTCTTTCTGATCGTGCATTCGAAAGATGAAGAACGAAAGGCAATTAAAGAGGCAATTGCTGATGAAGTCGAGATGGTGATTTTAACACTCTATGAGGCTTGGCAAGAAGAGGAGAATTAGTATGAGTAAGAAACAAGAAAACGTTGATCAAACGGTTGAAGAGCTACAGAAACCCGAAGAGAAGCCTGTAGATCTTAAGCATATCGTGGCTCATCTAAAGTCTCAAACGCCTTTAGATAAGAAGGAACATACTTACTATCTTATCTTTAGGCAAGGAAAGTATAAATTGGCTTCGTTCACCAAAAAACATTTTGGACATATCGATGTTCTGTTCAAAGATGAATTTAATTGGATGGCAGTCACTGCTAGTTATAATCGGCTCATCGTCAAGATTATGCCATGGGCATCCACAGTGGATCTCCCAAAACATCTTTCTGAGCATCCTGCTCTGAAAGTACTTGAGGTTAAGATCGAAGATGGGGCTGAGAAATTCTTTACCCATTTACCCATACACTGGGTAAATTGTATGTCAGTGACCAAATACTTACTTGGAATAAGAAATTGGTCTTGGACGCCTTACCAGCTCTATAAATGGCTGCTAAAAGAGGATCGAGCACATCCTCACAAAGGCGTTGTTCGTGCGGTTAAATTGATTGTATAGGGGAGAACGAAATGAGTTTTGGATCAGTTGACGATGAGTCAAAAAGAATTGAACAAGAAGCCGAAGATGAGAGGCAGAAAAGAATAAGAGAACAAAAAGACTTGAGCCGATTGCAAGTTCAAGCGCTTAAGCGTTCTCAGACAACTTCGAACCTCGGTAATTTATTTTCAGATGTAATTGGGGGTTAAGGAGTAAGAAATGGCTAAAGCATTTACCGAATCAGCTGAAGATCGTTTTAAACGATTCCTCAAAGCCGATGCAGCACTTGATGAAATCCGATCGGTTTTACAGGACGCCTATCGGTATGTGTTGCCAACTAAAGAGAACTTCTTTGGATCTGAACACTCACCTGAGTCTAAGATGGATGATATCTTCGATGGCACAGGAATGGTCAGCGTCCATAACTTCTCGAGCAATCTTCAAAGCTTCTTGATGCCTCCTACCAAGGAGTGGATGAAGCTCAAGATCGGCCCTGCGATGCTCCGAAATAAGAACTTTTCAGACGACGACAGAGAAGAAATTGAGCGATTATTAGACAAAAAGAACAAAGAGATATTCGGCTATTTACGCCGAAGTAACTATCTCACCGCGTTGCATGAAGCTTTTATGGATTTATCCGTAGGGACCGGAATCATCTTGGTTAATGAGGGAGATGATAGGGTTCCATTTTCATTCACCGCGGTGCCTATGGCTGAGGCGGTCTTTCAAGAAGGCCCCTCTGGACGGCTCGAGAACTTCTGGCGAAGATTCCAGATGCCTGTCCGTGATATCCAACAGCACTGGCCCCAGGCCAAGCTCACCACGCGTTTAAACAGCATGCTCATGAGCGCGCCCGATGAGCACGTCGATCTCATCGAAGGGTCGATCTATTATCCTGAGAATGAGCCTGATAGCCGTTATTGTTACTATGTCCAGCTAGAGAGCGAAAGAACGGACCTGTTCTACGAATTTCGGTCATACTCGCCCTTTATTGGCTTCAGATTCTCGAAATTGCCGGGATCTTGTGCGGGATGGGGACCGGTCCTGACAGCTCTCCCATTCATTCGTGTCTTGAACACGATGAGTGAGTTCGAGCTCAGATCAAATAAGTTCAATGCGTTCCCCACCTATATGGCCGCTTCCACTGGGGTCATCAACCCCTATACGCTCATTCTAGAGCCAGGTAGCATCATTCCGGTCGAACCTAACTTCCTGAACAATCCACCGATTCAGCCTGTGCCCACCGGCGGCCATCCTGAGTTCATGCAGATGGATATCCAGAAGTATCAGCAAATCGTTCGGGAGATCCTCTTCTCAGATCCATTGCCAGAGCAGACGCGGGATCCAAGAGAAACGGCCACCGCCGTCCAGATCCGCAACCAGAACTGGCTGAGAAAGAACCTCGCTTCGGTGACCCGTATGTCCTTTGAATGGGCAATGCCATTCTACGATAAGGTCATCAAGATCTTACGCAAGAAGGGGCTCCTCGAGGATCTCAAGATCCAAAATGGCTACCTCGAATTGGATAGCGAATTTGGCAAGATTGATCTCGACTATCAATCACCCCTCTTTGATATAGACAACCAGCAGGACTTTCAGAAGCTTCAGGCCTACTGTGCCTTCGCACTCCAGACCATGGGACAAGATGCAATGGTCAGTTTGAATATCGATGAAATCCCGTTGTGGTGCTTTAAGAAACTGGGTCTGGATCTCAAATTAGTGAAAGATTCCAAAGATATGATGGCCGCGGTGCAGCGGTCCGCACAGGGTGCGCAACAGATGGGCATGTTATCCCAACAAGCGCCAGGTGCGTCCTCCCCTTCCGCGGCCCCCTCTTCCCCCCAACAACCACCTGCTCCGCCGGCAATTCCGCCGGTGGGTTAACTAAGGAGATGACCTATGGGATGGCAAGCCCTAAAAGAAGAAACTGCTCAAACTAATAATGATAAGAGTCTGCTCGATAAGCGGATCCAGCAGCTGCTGGTCTCGCTCTTCGATAAGAATCCTGAAGGCAAGGAACTCCTACAGCTCTTGAGACAAGTCTATCTGGTCTCCATGCCAGTCGCGCCCTGGAACAAGGAATCAGCCTACGCCTACTATCGAGAGGGACAAAATCAGCTGATTCGCTCCTTCTCGATCATCATCGAACAGGCCAAGCTGGAAGCCAAACTAGAAGGAGAGAAGAATGCCGGATGAAATCCAAAGTGCCCCAGCGAATCTAATGGAAGCCTCTCAAGCCAACGTGCCTACACAGTCCTCTACTTCGGAACAGACACAGACGGCTCCGTCAGAGGCTTCCACTTCTTCTGAAACCTCAACCGAATGGTACTATGCCGACGGCGTCAAGGGAGAAGGCCCCAAGCCTGACTACCTAATCGACTCTAAGTATAAAAGTCTGGCTGAACAGGCAAAGGGATACCATGAGCTGAGAAAGACCTTGGGAGGCTTTACAGGCGCTCCAGAGGGGGACTATGAACTCAACTTCGCAGAGGGCGATGAAAGCCTCGCCAACTATAAACTGGATCCTGAAGACCCTGCTCTCAAGACCTTCAAGGAGTTCGCCAAAGAACAGCATATGAGCCAGGAGACCTTTAGCAATCTGCTAAAGTTCAAGGCCAAGGCTGAACAGGCCTTTGTGGAGAAGGTCAAAGCGGATACGGAAAATCAGACCGTCGAGGAGATCAAAGAGTTCCAGAAGGCTGAGCTCGCTAAGCTTGGCGACAACGCCAAAGACCGGCTCGTCAATCTCGATACTTGGTGGCGACAGAACTTCCCGGACTTTGAACCCGAGAAAATGCATCAGTTCGCAACTAGCGCAGATTTTGTACAGATGCTGGAGGCGATCAAGGATAAGATGAGTTATACGAAAGTTCCGACGGGAGCTGAAGCTCATGCGCCCTTACGAGCAGATGAGCTTCGTGCGATGCTGGCAGATCCCCGATATGTGAGTGATCCTGATTTTCATGATCATGTGGATCAAGAGTATGAGCGGGCTTACGAAGGGAAACTCTAGTCCAAACTGCTATTGCAATATCGAAAATCATGGGTATCATAGAGATATAGCACTCAATTGAGTGCTATAGTCTCTGCTACCCCGAAAGGGCCCGGAAACTTAGGATTTTAAGTTGGCGGCCCTTCCAAAAGAAGCTACCCACAACTTAGAACAAGCAGGCGCAATGTGCGTTGCACGTTGCTTTTATTTGTTTTAAGCGAGGACAGTCTCATGGCTACAACACCTCTGTCAGGCATTGCGATTCAGCAATTTCGCGATACCTTTACGAATAAGTACCAGGCTTCCAGAAAATTAATGGGCGCCTGTCAGGAAATCCACGGTATCGTGGGTGATTCTTACAAATTCCCGATCTTGGGTAACTACGATCTTTATCTTCGTGGTGCTTATCAGTCCATCGTCCCAGGCGTCATTTTAAACCACACACAGAAATCGATTAGCTTCGAAGACTATGTGGGTAATGTGCCAGTCGACCGTGGTGAGCAGACCCTGGTCAATGCTTCTGAGCGCGAGCAGTTAGCTTCCAAACACGCAGCCGCTGCCGGTCGTCGAATCGACCAGTGGTGCTTCAATGCATTAGAAGCCTCAACAACGACCAACGATATTGCTAATGGCGGTACCAACCTGGATTTAGCCAAGATCGTAGGCGCGGCTTACTACTTGAACAAAAATAACGTCCCGATGACAGATCGGTATTTTGTTACACACGCCAATCAGTTACAGGCCATTTTGAAACTTGAGCAGCTTACCAGTTCAGACTACAACTCAGTTCGTATGTTAACAACTGGCGAGATGAACACCTTCATGGGCTTTCACTGGATTGTTGTGGGTGATTACAGCACTGATGGTCTCTACAAAACCGGTAACATTCGTACCAACTATGCTTTCCACAAAGAGGCATTAGGTCTGGGCTTCAGATTGGATCCAACCGTCAACGTAGAGTGGTCTGTCGAACGGATGAGCTGGCTATCGACGATGGAAGTCATTGGGGGTGCCGTTGCGATTCTGGATGAGGGCATTGTCCACATCGATTGCGACGAAACTGCGTAATTAACTTTATTAGGAGAACATCATGGCTTTTAGTCGTGCAAATTTTGCAAAAGCTGATGCGGGCTACTCAGGAACGACTCAGCAGATCTTCACATACATCAGCTCTACTGATACATATGCGACCATCGTTGCAAGTGCTTACTTCAACACAATGGTTTCTGGTTCAGATGCTGATTACAACCTGAAAAAGAACGACCTGATCTACATCACAGGTAGTGACGAGTCGAACTTTGCTCGGGTAACTTCAACAACGGGCGCCACGCCTGTGACTGTCGCTTCCGTATTAACGGCTGGCGATATGCCACTGGCACAGGGCAGCT